CGCCAAGCGTATCAGTGCTTGAAAATTGCTTTAATGCAATAACTTCCCCTATATTCCCTGGTGTGTTTTTTAGTTCAACAGTATCGCTAACGGTAACACCTTTATAGTTAGACAAAATACTGTCAACCTTTGAATTTAGTGGTTTATAAAAACCACCATCTGATATAAACAGTGTATCTACCCAGGCCTTTCTGTTTCCGCTAGCTGGAATTTGTGCATATACAAAAGAAGCCAGCATAAATACAATAATTAGAATTCTCTTTAACATTATATCCCTCTAAGTTGTTGGTTGTATCATCGGGTAATCGTCGCCTATAAAAAGTCTCTTTATACCACTTTCAGGCACAAAAACACTCGTGCTTCCAGGCGCAGTAACAACAACAGTACCAACAAAAGATCTTGTGGAATCCATGTAGTATATTCCATTACCTGCGTCTGTCATTGTGTATACAGCTGTCCCAGTATAGTATGGAGGTGTAGAAGTATAATTGTAGACTTTAACAGTATACCCAGCCTTAGGTAGTCTTGTAGCTGGGTCAGTTATAGTTAAGCTATGTCTCATTTTATTGCTCCTGGGTATTTGACCGACACAGATCTTCCTCTAGTTATTTTATTACTTCTCTCTCTCTCCATATACATATAAAACTTTCTGAGATGGTATTCAGAGGCTCTGTAGTCCCCAACCTCTTCTGCTGCATATTGAGCCTTCGCATAATGTAAAACAGCTTTGGCAAGATTGTCACTTATTCCAAGATCTGAGTTTTCATCTGTTGGAATATCAAGTTTTTTAGCATACCTGAAGTACAAGCCGTTGGCAACAGTTGTCTGAGGAGTTCCATACGTTATACCATCCAACAACAACCTTGAGTTGGTATCTGTGTCAATAAGTCTTTCTAGTATGTATATGTAATTACCATCTACATAATATTTATATTTACTCATAACTGTCCTTAGAACGTTACAATTATTCCAGTTGTGCTTCCAGTAGTAGACTCTATCTCTCTAATATCAAGATCAAGTATTGGGCCAATCTTTTCATATTTTCCGTCATCTCTAATAGTAAAGATTTCCAAAAGCTTGTCCATACCGGACGGTAAAGTATATCTAAAAACTCCTTGTTCTATATCCTTCAAAACATATGTTGTATATGATGGAGCCATACTCTGAATCTCGTTGAAAGCATCTCTTATATACGCTTTGGCTAATACGGGACTTTTTATACCAGTCCTTTCCATTAATTCCAGAAGTGTCATTGTTGTCCACCTTGATTATTTGCTATGTTTAAGGCAACAGTCTTTTCGTGATTAGAAACATGGTCACGTATCATTTCTCTTGCGAGCGTTATGTAACTTATTCCGGACTGTATATATGAAGCAACGTAGTTGTCATTACCAGAGTATCTCTCTATGTCCCTTTGTAACAAGGCAAGGGTATTCTGGTTTGCACTTATCAAAGAAGCTATAGCATTTATCATCTCAGGATCTTCATCAGAAATATAATACTCAGCATCATTTGTCAAACCTATAGACGTGCTATTCCAAGACAGACCCTTTATTCTAGAAACTATCTCAGTTAATGAAGATACAGAACTAGAACTATCAAGTGCTGTGGAGTTCTTTTTGGCTTTTACAAGATCCATGCCAAGCTTTAAACCAGCCTTTATACACACAACTCCAGCAGCATATGTTACTGCTATTGAATCCAAGTCACCCAACGATGTTCCGGTTGTAGATGTGGTACTGACAGGAGCCTTTATGTAGGAAACAACTGCTGTCTGTGTTGACGTAGGTGTTGGGGTAATGTATATCTTGTTACTAGATCTTATATAAGCAGGGAACAGCCTGCTACCATCGTATATAGAGCTGGCTGTCTTTGCACTTGAAACAACATACAGCTTGTCCGGAGGTAATATCATACACTCTATACCATCTCTCCTAACACTAACAACTCTATCCCTGTTTATAGTATATGGAGTGCTATTAGATATAGGCGTACTGTCTGTAACAGCATGAGTCAATATCATGGATGGCATTGAGTTGACAACCATTGAAAGACCGAGGTTCAATGCATCAACAACCTCAGAATTTGTAAATAATGTACCAGATAGACTGCTGCTATTAAGCCCGTCTTGAGGTACCATAGAAATTACTTTTGACACTAGAGTCATGATATAAATTTCTCATAAAGGTTAAGTTGTTCTTCACGAAGGTTCTTGGTTTTATCCAATTCCTTCAACCTTTCTATAATTGCAGCTTTTACATTCAAGGGGATCTTAATATCCCGTTCATATGAAGATGCTGCCTCTTGATTAAATCTTATTTGGACATGACCATCACCAACAACTTCCTGAGAGATATCGTACATCTCAGTCTCTTCTCTGGTAAACCTCAACTCTTTGTCACGAAACTCCTTAACAGCCTTAAGAGTCTTATAGTCTCCCTTAGCAGGAAGAAGTTCATAGATCATTATCCTGTCCATTATTGTAAGTTTCATTATTGACCCTCCGGTTTAAATTGTGGAATAAAGTAGCCATATATCTTCTCGTATTCAAATTCTCTTCCATTCCATATCTTGGTCTTCAGAAGTGATGTGTGCTCATATTGCAACTTAACCTTCACTCCCATACCAAGAGCATATCCTATCCAGAACTCAGCACCAGGTTTTTGACTAACATATTCCTCCTTTTGGGTCATGTTGACTCCATGAAAAATTATTTCCTTTGCACCATGATGCAGTGCATAAGCTATCATGTAGTCTATGGTTGATGTAAAATAACATACATTAAACTTATTAACAATCTCTTCTAATGGATATTCTTCACTGTTCTCTACCTTGTCCCATTTATAGATGGAGATAAACTTCATCTTAGGGTTCTTATTAGCATGAACTATGCAAAGTCTTGTAGAACTATTAGTCTCTTTTCTCTCTAAATACTCTTCCATATCGTGCATGTGAAAAGTATGGGTTACCGCTGGTGTTCTAAGAAAACTATCATTAACTCCGTAGATAATCTCTCCTTCAGGAACATCCTTTATAGTTTCCCATCCATCACCTTTGCCAAGTATATGTACTCTCATAGTTCCTTGTTAGTATAATGGGAGGAGCAAAAGCCCCTCCCTGGTTATACTTATGATACCACCACTGATTTGAAATCAGACGTAGTTAGCTCTTCATTCGGAATCGGAACAAAGGTGACATAGACGTCAACCTTACCAGCTGTAGCTGTTACCGATGCTCCAGGTGAAAACTCAAGAGCTTTGTCTGCACTCAACACAACAGGAATCTTCACTGCAGTGCTTGAAGGAGTCAGAACTGCTCCAAGAGTAGCCACCGAAGAACTGATCGGGCTAGTATACATCTGGGTTCCACTTACACCGATCTGGAATGTACCAGAACCAGTGGACTCGTAGGCCTCAACAACCTTGGCTGCCATACCCAGGATAACAGCTCCTTTCGGAAGCATATCCAAGGTGACCTTGCCAATAGCGGTCGTAGCTGCACCAAAGTCCAAATGAATTGCTTTGGTCATCGGGAACGAAACAGTTTGAAACTTGTTTGTTCCTTGTACCGGATAGTATTTATTTACTACTTGTCCGTTCATTACATTTCCCCTTTGCTATTTTTCAAGCGGTTAGTTTGGGTTATTTCCATACAGCATGAGCTTCAGGCAGCTCAATTTGTAATCCAGCTTCAGTTAAGATCAAGTCAACGCGTTTGTCAACACCACTGTTCTCCAGCGTCTGAACTCCAACGTAGATCGCAGTGTCACGGTTTACACCGTTGCCGACCAGCGGACGATACTTAACATGGTTCATGTTTACAGCCAAAATACGAACACCAGTACCGTCCAGGTGGACATTGCGTACGATGTTCATGTCGCCATAAACAGAGCTGATTTTATTAACAGCAACACCCAGGACGTTTCCACGACCAGCAAAAGCCAGCTCGCTTCTGAACTGAGAATTGATGCTAACGTTGTTTGCAAAGAATCCACTGAGCTTGTTCATCCAGTTGAACGTCAATGTGTCACACATGAACAGCGTGGCATTGGCGTTGTTGTAACGAGGATCTAAGAACTGGCTCAGGTCATCTAAGAAGTCATCAGCCGTCTTGGTCGAGTGATCCAACGAGAAGACGTTGCCGAAGCTCAGAGTATAATCAACTGCACCCTGGGTGTACTGAACACCTTCGGAGTCGATATACTGAGTTCCAAACAACAGGTCAGTCTCAATGTCCCACTTGTGGTCGATGAGCTTATTAGCCCACATACGAGCCCACTCATTACCACTGTACTTCAAGACAGTTGCACGAGTCGTATTGTCCATACCGAGAGCGGTTTTCCAGATCTGGGTATAACCCTTCCCTGTCGAATAGGGATTGTCATACCAGGTTTCCGGATATCCACTTCCACGAGCAAATGCGTTACCAACAACATAAGCCTTCTTGGATTCCAGTCCAGCGCTAGTGTTTGCATTAGCTACGTTGTAGACAGTCGACATCGGAGCAGTAGCCGAAGACCATTGCAGTTCATTCTTTGTGCTGTCAGCCAGAGTACGGATAATAGTCAGTTTCAATGTAACTGATTCGTCCGTATTCTTGGTAACTTCCTCAACCTTACCGATAATATAATCACCAGGAACGTTGTAAGCAGAACCGAAATTAATCTTAACCAGTTGATTCGGCAAGAAGAAGTTCGGTCTGGTACCAGAGTCACCTACGCTGATTGCGCCAGAAGCTTGACCATAACGGTTACCGACATTGCCAGCAGCCTTGTAGTCAGTCTTCATTTTTACATACCAGGTTTTACCCTGTGCGATATCAGCTGCAGCTACAGTGGCATCGTTGGTAGTGAATGTGCTACCATTGCTGCTGTGAGCTACAACGTAAGCATATCGCTTGTGGAATGACGGACGCTCTTCAGTGAATTTGAATTGAGGGTCGTCTGTCGGGTCCCGACGTAACATTGATACGAATCGGAAGAACGGATCTTGAGCAATTGCAAGCTCAGATACCATCGAACCGAAGTTATACCGACGTCTAAGATCACCGGTATTCAAAGAGCTGCCTAAAGAAGCGGCTCCATTTTCTGTCAATCCAGTGAAATTACTTAAAGTTAAAGTATCCATTACTTTACTCCATTAATTAAGGGGTTAAAAATTATTGAAGATATTCCCCTTTCCAGACGCCCCAAGAATAGCTTTGAAAACTTGTTGATCTTCATCATCAGGTTGACCGCTGCTACCCATTGAAGCTAAGGAGCCAGGAACATTCTTCATTTTTGCTAATTGTTTCTGGAACTCCTCCTGAGCCTTCTTAGCAGCAAGCTCTTCGTTTCGACCCTTGTTCTTTAAATACCAAAGGTCTTCAAGAGTCAGACTAGTCCTACTACCCCAGTCAATCAACTCTTGCATCTGATCTTCAGTTAGACCATGCTTCTGTTGAAACTCTTTCAGCATCTCTCTCTGAGACAGCTTCTGGGTCGTTTCACCTAGCCTGCTCTCTACGATGGCTTGTGCCCTAGCATCAATGATGCGTTGAAGATATCTTGCAGAATCCGAATTAGGATTCTTGATAGCTTCCTCAGGATCAAAGTAGAAGTCTTCTGGTACACTCGGAGAGCCACCAGATTCCAGGTAGGACTTTACAGTTTCAATTAACCCAGGGTCTTCCTTCATAGCTTCAAGCAAAGGAACATAGTCCTTGTATGCTGATAGCTGCGTCAACTCGCTATAAAGACGCTTAGCCTCTTTTGACGAGTCTTCATATCTCTTTCTCAGCGTTTCGAGTTCCTTCTTCAGAGTGCCTACATCCTCAGTTCCATCCTCTTCACGCTGCTTGCCTTCAACTTTTTTCTCGGTGGGCTTGTTAGGCTCACCTCCGTCGAAGACAGACCCATTTACTTCTTTTTCAAGTGACTCGAAAAAATTGTCGATATCGAAGTTGGTGTTATCCATCCTTCATTCCTTTTTATTTTTTGGTTAGGTCAAGAATCTCTTTTCTAAGATTCTCTATATCTTGCTGCATCTCTTTGCGAGCAAGTTTTAACTCATCTCTTAAGCGTTCCTGGAATAATTTGTCGATCATCTTTGTCTCTGTCTTAGAGCGATCTATTTCCATAGAAGCGTCCTTGACTTGATCTTTTATTCCAGCCTGTACCAACTGACGGGTTAGTGTCTGTATGATACCATCACGCTCATCTATAATCTTCTGCAGTTCTTCTATCTTACTGGCAGCTTGAGATAGGGCAGCCTTACGCTCTATGATAGCATCCTTGTCAGGGATATCTGTCTCACGCAAGAACGCTATGTCGTCAATGGCTCCTAACTGCAGATATTGTTTATACTCTTCCAAGACAGCCCACCTGTTAATAGGTAATGTCGATCCAGCTACAATCCTTAAATCATATCTGGAGTTGGCATAGTCATTATAACGCCCAATCTCTTCTCCATTGTCATCGAAAATCGGTACGTTTAACTCTGACTCTACCTGTTGAACATCGCCAGAGGCGTTTGGACGTGCTATCCTTATCACTTTGTGAACAGAATAAACATCCTTGGCAAACTCCTGGAATATCTTACCTAAGTGCTCTAAAGCTGGCTCTACTACGTTTGACACCCAAGCTCTCACTCGTCTAGTACCATACTCGTCCTTTGCAAGGAAACCTCTAAACGTCTCCTCATTGGAGGTAGAAATACCCATTGACGGTGGTTGAATACCAGCGAGATACTCAAGGTCGCTCTTAGAATCCTGCTCTATAGTGAAGAATGCATTGTTGATATTCTGTGGCAAGATCTCTCTGGGCCCACTAGCTGAGATACCAGGTCTATACTTCAACAAAGCGCTTGGAGCTGATGCCCTGTGTTCCCATTCATCCTCATCAATCTCACCTTCAGCATACAACCATCTGAGGTTAGCAGATAAGTTGGCACTGTGGATCATCAACTGATGAGCCTTATTTATCTCTTGCTGCTTCCCGATTAAGGGTCTAACAGCCGACAGAGGATAAGGGCTGCCAGTATGATTATATGGGATCGGTACAAGAGGTGTATATGATACTGGTAATATATACTCATAAAGAGTCTGATCACCAACTACACATATCTTCTTGACCCTGCGCTCGTAAAACGGTATAGCACTAGTAATCTCAAGATCTGTCACATCTTTTATCGCCTCATACTCTTCTTCACTTACTACCTTTTGGTCTATTCTCTCTACAGCCTCTTTAGCTCTATTAAGTAATATACTCTCTCTTTCTCTTACCTTCTCTTCAAGGGATTTAGCTAGCTTTTCCCTCTCTGCCTCATATCTCTGCTTTATGATCTCACCATTCTCTAAAGCAACACGAAGGCGGTTGAGCTCTTCCATGGCCTGTACTTCTGCCTCCTTGCGGAAGTTTTCAACATCCTTCTTGATAGACTCTCTTAGCTGCAGCATCTCTGACTCTGATACAGGCTTCCTTACAAAGAGATTGTAGAACTTTACCCTGATAGGTTCATAAACCTCATAGTAAGGCAGAATATCATCTTCAGAGCCCGTCTCAGGGTTGATGGCTCCGAAGAGATCTTCTTTTTGTATACTGACAGGGTCGTTGAAGTCTCGCATAGAATAGTATTCTCCATCAGCGTTACCAGTAGCAGCTTTGATCTTCTCAGCGAAGTCAGGTAACATGTTCAGGAGCTCTCTCCTCTGCAAGTCCTTCTTGATAATATGGAAGGCGGCATCTCTTTCGAGAAAGTCCGTAGACATTGGTGAGACATAAACGTCAAAAGGATCAACCCTCTCAAACATCACTTCCCCTAATCCCCTGTCTCCATTAGGGTCAACGTAGATGTGAAAGTATCCCTTTGACTTGGTGAGTGCGTCATTAATGACTTGACCAAACAAAGACTTGCCAGATGATATATACCAGGCATAGTCTATAACATTGGTATGGATCTCAGCCATTCCTGAGTCAGTACCATCGACACCAACAGCTTTCCATCTGGGACTGTTGGATGTGACAAAGTACTTGATCGTCTCTATTACAGGTGTTACCCTGTTAATAGTAAACGTGGGCATACCATACCATTCGAGTGCCTCCTTCTCCTCTTTAGTAAGCTGCTCACCTAAAAAGAAGTCGTAGGACTTTTGTTCTTGGGAACGCCAAATTCTCCTGTTACGGTTGTTGGCATTGACCCATAAGGTTCGAACCTTTTCTGCTATCTTATCTTTTGGCATCGAAATATTCTCTCAACATTTTTAATTCGTCAGGTGTCATAGATGCTGGCTGATCCCAACCAGGACTATTCTTGTCAAAGGTGAAGTGTTTCTCTATGATCCAAGCACCCCTATCTATGGCTTCAAAAGCATAATCCATTCCTATAGTATGATCAGAAAAACCCGTATATAACTTTGGGTTATCTGCAAAAACCTTTGGGAAACCTTTCATCCCTTCTCTAAGTATCTGTCTCCTACTACGACAAAACAGCCAGCTAATCTTAGGTAGATCACCATCAATTAACCCGCTATAATCGTATATCCTGTCATCAGAAGACGATGCTATAATAGGTAAACCTCTCTTTAAAACTTCTCTAACTAACTGACTATCACTAACACTTCTTGAAGCTAATTTAATCCTGTCCAGGTAAATCTCGTCAGTCCACTCCAGTCTATCAATACTAAATACCGATAACCCAAATTCTATACCAATCTTTATGCAATGCTCATATAGATCGAACATATCATCTTTGGTCAACTGAGCTTTCTTTAATTCATCATAGTTGGTGTCACCAGGTTTCTTTATCGTGTCTATATCATAAAGCTGAAACTTAGCTATATGCGCTCCACTCTCAGCAGCAGCCTCTATTAGATCTTTAGCGAGAACCATGTCTCCGTTGTGATTGTGACCTATCTCAGCAATAATCATACAGTGACATCCATAGTTGATAGTAACAACTCATAGTCATATCTAGGTCCTCTGTAATCCTTGTTCCAGGGTCTTGCGATGCAATAAGTATCCCCGTGGAAGTTTGTTAGGTTCTTTGGGTAATCGTCTATTAGCACATCTAGCATAGAAAGATTTTTGTTTCCGGTATAGATTATTCCCCTCTGTCCAGAAAGGTATCTTGCTATCCATTCCGCAGTACCAGTCTGCATGAACTTGTTTCTCTGATTGCTTACTATCCATACATCCCCCCTGTTTAATAATTCATAATAGAATTCCAGGGCTCCCTCATATGGAAGAGCATCACGAGTAATCTCTAACCCTCTCTCAATATAGGCATAGTAAAAGATCTCTCGACCTATACTATATGCTTTAGATATATCCCAGTCAGTTACTGGGACTCTCGTTCCTTCTGGATAGTCAATGTCATAAAGATCATTTAACTTGCCTATAAAGTCTCTTATTACACCATCAAGATCTAGTCCTATCTGGACTCTATTACGCATACTTCCCTTTCAAGTTCATTTCTGCCTCCTTGAACTCTTCTAACGTGTGTATTTCTATACCCTTTGTGAATAGGGCTCCAGTGTAAACATCGTAATCCCACTTACTACCAAATACCTTCTTTGGCATTATGAAGTATAATCCATTCTCATCGCCAAATTCATTATAGCTCCTGATGATACTATACTTAAACGTAGCTGCCATGTCAAGTCCCTTCTTAATATCGTCAATCTCTATGTATGGGGCATTAGGCATTAGCAATGCTATACAGTCATAATCTTCCTCAAGAGCCAATAGCTTATAACACCAACGAACAACATCCTGTAACGGTACATCATCACCAGACAATTCCTCTGGTCTCTTTATTATCCTGGTATACTCGAATAGTTCAGGCTTGTCTGTACATAAAAAGGTTCTGCTGACGCCAGCCTTTAACAGTTTCCATACAGCTAGATCAGCCATAGTTCTCTTTCCTATCCTCAAAGCATTCTTCAATGGGAGTCTCTTTGATCCACTCCTAGCACAAACTAAACCGAGTGTTTTCATGCCAGTATCCACGGTTTAGGTTTCCGCTTAGGTTTAAATCCTGCAACAGGGTTACCAGCAGGACTAACTTCTCTCTTAACAGGGAAAGCTTTCAGTAGAGCATAATACAAAGTCTCAATAGTATCATCATGAGACATCTTTGGTCCAAACTTTATAATCTCGTTTATAAGGTCATAATGAGTCTCTCTGACATAAATCTTTCCATTACTAAACCTAGAAGATAATCCAGTATATATCCTATTGATCTTGTTTAGACCACCAGGTTTCTCTGGTATGATCGTTACATGGTGTTTACCGGTACGCATCTTCTCCCTGTTTAAATCGTTAAAGATTGAACGGTTCATCGCAACATCTTCTACTACACCAAACTTACAGTGATACTTTTCATATAGCTCAAATATATAGTCAACAACACCTTTCTTGCCAACGATAGAACCATCAGAATCCCTTAACCCAAGAGTAGGAATAGCTCTATGCCTCTCATACTCCAAGACAAAAGCATTATCCATCCTATCAACACCAACAACCATTATCACAGAAAAGTCTGAGTGCTTGGTGTCTATGTCGGTAGCTGGGTCACAACCAAGGAAGGTATTGATCTCTCTGCTCTCTCCATTGATAACTATGTAACTCCTACCATTCTGGTACATGTATTCCCCATCATGATACCTGAGATGCTTTCTAGTTAACAAGGCTTGCTCATCAGACTGTACCTGTAATTCATATTCCTGGTAATATCCATCAATACCCCTGGGTGAATCAGCATAAGTTCTCTTAATGCTCTCCAGAGTCTTCTTGTCCATATATCCAGGCCATAATACTCCACCAGGCATATCAGGCTGAGTAGCACTGTAGGTGATAACCTTCCAAGTAAACTTCTCAATAGCTTCAGGTCCCTCTTTCTTAACCTTAAACCACTTGTCAAGAATATTCTGAGCAAATGAATCCCAGTGTACAGGAGTCTCTATCAGAAACAATCTACATCCAGGCTTCTTCTTCTCGATAGCAGGAAGGATACCGTTCATGATATTGTCTACAAGCTTATCCCTGCTAGCCTGGGTTCTAGTGTTCTCTTCATTCTCAGCATCATCGACAAATACCCTAGAGTATCTCAATGCACCACTATGGATCGTAGCAAGAGTATCACCACGCATAGAGGTTAAGTTAGAACTTGAAAGCAACCTATCACCATAACATGTGACAATGTCTTCCTGATTCCATACATCACCACGAAGAGACGACTTACCCTTACCGAAATAATACCTGATCTTGTCATTGAACTCTAAATGAAGCTTTACATAAGCAACATTGTTCCTAGACTTTTTCTGACTGGAAGATACCCAACCAAAGAAGTAATCAAATTCCTCGTCAGCAAATCCCCACTCCTTAGCCTTCTTAGCAAAACAGAAGTTGTGTATGATGCTTGCTTTGATTAAAGTGGTTTTTCCATGACCTCTAGGAAGTATAATAGCACAAGGCTTATTGGAGGGAGAGAGTAACTCTTCGGCTACCTCATAATGAAACGCAGGGGTATCAGATTTCATAAAGTCACCAGCAAGAAAAACCTTACCAAAGGTGATAAGATTCTCATAACAACTCTTGAGAATAAGCTCAGACTTGCTGGGAAGTTGTTTTATAATATTAGCCATCTAATGCCTTTACCTTGGCTTCCTCTATAGCACTTATATCAACACCAGAAAGAGGATCATTGGACTCTAAATAAGAATACCCAGAAGTCTCTTCTATAGCCTCCAACCACTCCTTCAACTCCTTAAGAGCACCAAGGCGAACATTGTCAGCTACACCTTCCTGGGTCAAGTCCATTAAACCCTTCATGATAAATTCCAGGTTTAGGTTAAGTTTACTAGCAGCCTCTTTGGTAGCTGCTCTCAATTCACGCATAATCCTTTCCTCACGCATTAATTCTAAGGCTCTAGCCTTCCAGTTCTTATAGGTACCAAAAGAACGCCTGAAAGCTTCCTTGATACCCAGACCCATGATTAGATATAAAACAAAGTCAGCCTCATTCTTGGTCAACTCCTTACGAAACTTCCTTACTTCCCTGTTGTTCTTTCCAGAAAAACTGTAGCGGTTAGGGTGAAGGGAGAAGTCAGTGTCCATCTCGTAATACTTGTCTTGTCGAAAAGTACCAACAACAGTCCTAACATAATGCCAACCATACTGCGTTCTTGCTCTCTTAAGTATCTGAACAATACCGCCATCGTCAGCTATTACCCAGTCACCCTCTTCACCCTTCCGCCAATCAGTTATTAGTTGGGGAACCTGAAGATTAAGTGATCTGAAGTATCCCTGAAACTCAGGAATAGAATCAAATACATAGTGTTTAACACCCTTAATCTTCTGATACTTCATTGAAACTTTCCCTGTAACCTACAATTATCCAGTGATAAACTTCCTCAAGCCTTTCCAGAGCTATCGTCTTGTTCCTCGAGTCTATCGGAGACTCCGCTATCCAGTCCGCTAGTTCCGTGAAGTGTTCCGATATCACCAGCTCTACTTTCTTCCCCAGCTGTTTCTTCGGCTCGAACCTGATCAGTACGTCCTGATTCTTCCGTGGAGTTGCCAATCTCATACTCCTTAGTTTCATTATTAATCTTTAAAGTGATCTTATACTTGAACTCTACATCACTCTTGAACCTGTTAAGCATATCATCAATAGCCTTCAAGTTCTTATTGGCTAACTCCTGAATCTTGTCTAGTTTATTCG